AGTATTAGTATTTTAGCGTTATCATCTGTAATCTTACTAACAATACTAACTATAAGCTCATTTCTATGTTTATAGTCGACTATAAACTCTTCGTATATTTCTTGATATGTTTTACCAGTTGTTTCGCTATCATCTATATCAGGTAATTCTAACAGTTGAATAGATGGTAATGTAAGGTATCCTTCCTCTACTAAATCTTTAGCAGTTACGTATTCAATCTGCTTTCCTAGAAAAGAGGTAAGGGTTAACTGGGAATGTCTATCTTTGGGAGGCGTGGCGGATAATCCAATTCTGTAAGTTGCCGTAGGGAATGAACTTAGAACCTTCTTGGCTACTTTACCTTTGGCAAATTCATGAATCTCATCAAACATGATAAACTCAGAAGTCTTTAAATGAGTATCAATAACCTTATCAATAGACTGGATAGTTACCAATGTAAGAGGTTTAATATCTACTCCATCCCCAAAAGCTAATCCATGCTCGATACCGCATTTTGTAAGGAAATCAGAGGTTTGTTTTAGGAGTTGCTTCTTATTAAAAAATAATAATCCTGTCTTCCCCTCTAAAGCTTTTAATATTGCAGCAATAATAATAGTCTTACCTGAGCCAGTAGGAGATTTAATAATGCAAGATTTTAACTCTAAAGCCTCTTGAATTAAGCTTTCTTGGTAATCCCTAGGCTCTATCCCCTCTATCTCGCTATCTCCTATCTCAATGCTAGGTCTACTGTCTGTTACCTTGTAATCATACTCTAAATAGTCTAAATCCTCTAGGATACTATATAACAAGCCGGTTCCGAATTTACCAGTCTTAGGGTTGAAATAATAAGTATAACCATCCCAATGACCACGTTTATAGGAGGAGGCATACTCAGCTCCAGGAGCTTTGCATCTGTATTTTTTACCTAAAGCCTTTAATAGCTTAGTATTATCGGTTTTTAAAATAGAGTAAGTATTTGAAATAAATATTTCCATATTTTTTTATTTTATCTATTATAGAGCAAAAGTACAAAAAACTTTTAATATTATGTCAGAAGAAAAATCAATAATCGATCTTGCAGCAGCTGCTCAAAGCGGCTCTACAACAGCCCCAGGGTCTCCTGTAATAGGTGAAGCTCCTAAGCCTGCACAACGCAGGGAAGGTGAAGAAAGAGAAGCTCCTAATCAAATTCTAGATGAACTATTGAAAAATGTAAAATCTAAAATTTCATGGGCTGAACTTAGATTACCCTCATCCGGGTTTAACGACTCTAAAGTAGAGACTATTGAAATTAGACCATTTACCTTTGAGGATGAAAAGGTGTTGCGTACTGTTAAAACTATAGCTGACGGAGCAAAGATCATTGAAAAATTAATAACTCGATGTATGAAGGGGATTGATTACAACGATCTACTGGTGTCAGATAAAAACTATATTCTGTACAAATTACGTGAAATTTCATATGGGGATAAGTATGATATTGAATTAACTTGTGGTAACTGTGCTACAAAGAATGAGTTACAGGTAGAGCTTTCTAAACTACCTGTGCACTATGCGGAGACTCCTGAAGATTTAAATAAAACTATAACACTTCCAGATTCTGAAGTAGAAGTTGTAATACAAGCACTTAAAGTAACTCAGGAGATGTTATTTCAATCTACTGATCAAATGTTTGATAATCTTTGGAGATTAATTTACTCTATAAATGGACACACTGAACGTACTGTAAAACAAGGATTTGTTCGAGGTACTACAGCTAGAGATATCTCTGTAATTAGACAAGCTATTACAGATGACAGTATAGGGTTACAAACTAAAGTAAACTTTGTCTGCAATGAGTGTGAATATCATGAATCTCTAGAACTCCCTCTTAATGAAAGTTTTTTCGACGCGAGCTAGAGGAAGTTTTAGGTAGCTCCTATTATATTGAGGAGTGTTATCTTCTAGTTCATAGATGTGGATTCACCTATACAGATGTTTTGCAAATGACCTATGCGGAAAGAGCTGCTTTCGTGGAGTTAAGAATGCAAGAAGCTGAAAGAGAAAAAGCAGAAATAGAAAACATCCAGTCTAAATAATATAGACTCATGACTACATTTGATACAACCGGAACCGTAACAGCTCGTTTTAACCGACCTAGCCCAACAGACAGAACTCTTCTGGAGTTTATGTATTTGAAGAATGGTACTTTCGCAGATCCCACTTCAGTAAAATCTGTACACATATTTAAAGACACTAACCAAGGATCTGCAGATAATTGGTTGAATCTATCCGCTGATTCCACAGAGTACGGATTAGTAGCAGCATCTTCAAATGCCTCAGCTTTAATAGTTTTTAGTGGTACAACACAGGACGAAGCTGACTACAACGCTACTCCATCTGGTGTAGTATTTAAAAGAAGCACTGGAAAATATGCTGTTGTGCTTGAGGATGTAATTCCTTGGTTTGACGCTAGCACTGGAGCCGCTACAACATATTACACAAGTTCTACGGATTTAACCGCAGGTAAATATTGGGATATTTGGACAATTGTAGATAATGCTACCTCTTCTACATATGTTCATTCTTTTGAATTCTTTAACGATAATATTATATCTCTAACCGAACCTTTAATGGTTACGACTAGCCAAAAATTAGTTCAAAAATATCTAAACAAAAATTCTAAAGTAGATCTTCATATTACTTCAACACATACGGTTAATAATACTAATATTACTCCTGAGGTAAAAAATATATTTAATTCTACAATTTTGGATAATGCTGCAATTAGAATTATTAAATTAAAGGATGATATGACTACGGGGGTACCTTATGAGGAAACTTTAGCGTGGACATCTACCGGAGTAAGTGTAAACTCAGACGATACGATTATTTATAACTGGGATACCGCTGGGAAAGATGTAGGTACATATGAGTTGCAAGTAAGCTCTACATTCCTAGATCAGAATATCATGAGCGATAAGTTTAATCTAGTAGTGCGCTAAGCTCGTAGTTAAAATCCATTCTTGTAACAGTTTCGGACACCCAAGCCTGTACTTCTACCGCAGAAGCTTCTATTATAAAATCATTCCAATCTTTAAATTGTTGAGGAGGTCTCACTGTATAAGGTTCAGGAAGATTTTTAGATCTAATTAACCTTCTGGCATATTGAATACCACGATCTCCTGCCTCGTCATTGTCGTAAGCTAAGATTATCTTCTTACCTGAGAGCTCTTTTAAGTGATTCTGAGAGAAGATAGAGCCTTGGGTACTAGTCGCATTAATCCCTATATTTTGAAGGCTTAGCGCGTCTATAGGTCCCTCTGTAACTAAGATATAAGACTCCTCCTTCTTGAAGGGGTAAAGTATCTCAGAAGCCTTGACACCATACTCAGCGAAAGAAGGATTTAAATATTTCATACCAAATCCTGTTAATTGACGAGCTTGGAAATAGAACAATCCATGGGAATCTTCAAAAGGTATAATAACCCTATTTACATATTTTCCCGTGACGCCTACGTACAATTTAGAAGGATCTAATTTACGTGTAATCGCAAATCTAAAGGCTAGTCTCTCCGTAAGGTTATCAGATACTATACTAGCTTTTGAAAGTCTCTTGAAGTTTTTAAGTTCGTTCTGTATAGAATCCCCACTAGTAAGAACGCTTTGAGTTTTCCTAATTTTAGAAATATTTTCAAATAATTTCTCAGGAGTATCAAATAGCTTACGCTGAAGAAGAATAGTAGCCTCACCATATGAAATATCCTCTACAGCTGCTACTAGATGGAGGAAGTTACCCTTTTCCTTAGTTTTAAAACATTGCCAAAGACCTGTGTCAGAATTTATAGACATATGCCGCTTAGAATCCTCGCAAAATAGGCTGTTTACGATAAATTCCGCATTTGTTTCAGTATATTCACTGAACTTTTCGCGTAAATAGTCTTTAATAATATCAGAGGATATTTCCATGTTTATAAATAAAATTTCACCAAGTAAGCTTAAAACGTATAACGAATGTAAGAAGAAGTACCAGTTCAAATATGTGGACTACCTTAAGGGTATTTACAATGAGAACTCGAATACGGACGCTCTACAGTACGGGTCTTATGTTCATAAGATTTTCGAACTAGGAACAGAGCTAGAAACTATAGAAGAGCTTGAAGCGCTCGCAGGAGAGCTTAGAGACAATTATACCTTCTCCTCTGTTAAAGAGAAAAACCTTCAACTTATATTAGAAAATTTCTTTGTATTTAATAAAAAACTAGAAGAGACGATAAGTAACGAAATGGTCTTCGAATTAGA